TATCCAGGTTTAAACAGGACTTTTGCAAAATCGTCATCTGCCTGAAAGTCGTCAAAATATGGCGATACGTTAAGATTTGTTGATACTGGCATAGTCCTTTAAAATTGCAAAACGACTTTAATGTCTTCTTTTTGGTTCACAGACCTGATAATTGCAGGTCTATTATCAACATATATTATACTTCCTGAATACTTTTTAACTTCAGGACCAGATAAACCGTTGGTAAAATCTTGACCAAGGTAATATGTTTTACTATTTATTGATGTAGAGATACCAGAAAATGCGGTAGCAATTGCCAAATTAGACCCAGTTGATGGTACAATAGTTAAATTACCATCTCCAGTTGGGGCATTAGTAAAACCATTTAAATGAAATCCCCATGTTGGGTTAGTTTGTGCAGTTCCAACAGTATTAAATCCTGCAAGAGTTCTATCTCGCCAATACTTTAATACACCAGTTACAGGATCATAATTTACAACTCTTCCAACTGCAGTACTACCAGTAGCAATAGTTTGCTCAAAATAAGAATCAGCAGTGAATGTTGCTGTACTATAACCAGTTCCCGTTAATCTAATAGCACCTAAAACACTTGCTTTATCAACAGTTAAAAGTGCTTGTCCAGTTGATAATGGATTCTCACAAATACCAACTCTAGCAATTTGGTTCCCTGTTATAAAATCGGGATTTTCTACATCATTTTCAATTCTAGAATACATCATAACATTCATGGCACCCAATTCCTGATAGATATCAGAACCATGTCCTCCTTGAGGAGGTACAATCACATCAAATTTTGGTATACTAGTTCCTGTAGGAACTCCACCAGCAATTAAGTCCACATTACCGTATGTATATCCAGAACCTTGACTAGAAACAGTTACTGTATCGACTTGTTGGTCTGCATCAACAATTATAGTACATTCAGCACCATCACCATCACCCCTAATAGGAACCTTTGTATAAGTTCTATTTGCGGTTCCAATACCAATACCACGATCAGTAACAGTTACAATTTTAATAGATCCATCTACTGCATTATTTCTTACAGGAGCATTAAGTGCGCTAGTATTCCATTCTACAGGAACAGGAATAAAATCAGTAGATTGGAATTTAATAATATCAGTAGGTTTAATAGTAAAAAGATATTTCCAAATATATCCATCACCACTACTTCCAGCAGCTCTTGGTTCTAAATCAGTAAATAACGGTTGATCTAATGAAGGTCTGCCATTTGGATTATCAGGATTTGTACCATTCTGAAGACATTCATAAACCCTATAATCTTCATTAAGAACAAAATATGTTGCAGAATATAAGTTAGTAGCACCTGAAACCTTTGCAGGATTTGATCTACTAATATCTCCACGATACATATCATATGTTGTTCCTGATGACCATTCTCTCTTTGGAACAACCTGTCTAACATCGTCTGCATTAATTTTCTTTAATGCAATCATAGTATCCCAATAGTCATTCTGCTCCGAGAAATTATCTTTAGGAGATGGTGGACTTGTATCCCAATCAGATTGAATGTCTGTAGGGTTTGGAAGTCCTACAAATGAATAATACGATTTAGTTGCAGTAGCTACACCAGCAACAAAATTTGACGCATTCAATATTCTAATTTGGTCAGTTATAATTGCAGACATTATATTTGACAGTTATTTTTCTTTATTTATTAAAGATTATGACGTATAGTTTTTATATTTCAGAGGTTTAAACCTTTGAACTATAGCAGAAGTGTGTATACCAGTAGCAGGGGCAATAGTAACGATTCCAACTGGACGACCTACTCCTGCATAATTACCAGATACATAACTACTTTGAGCAACTCCAATTCCACCTTGATTGTATGCTTGGAATGAATTAATACCAGCTCTCGAAGGTAAAGTAATTAATCCCCAACTATAATCACCATAGAAATCAGAAGTTCTAACCCCAACAGTTCCATACCATCCAGATGGAGTTGATCCAACTCCTACTGTAACCCTTCTAACATATGTAGACACACCAGAAACTGATGTTGATATGCTGACAGCAGCAGTTACTTTATAAACAGTATCAACAAAGTGAGTTGCTATTCCAAGTGTACTGGAACCATCTAAGGAAATCATAGATGTGGTTGCAACACCAACATTAGAGTTATTAACAACAAAGTAATCACCACTAGCCAAAGAACTAAGACTTACTGCGGTTGCAACACGAGTGGTATTTCTCAATTCAGAATCATATGGAATATGAAGATCAAACATAATTTGATTGCTAGTAGTAGTTCCAAATCCAACAATTACACCATTATCACCTTCATAACTGTTTATTGAATTAACTTCATCAACTACCGCAGGAGGAGAAATAAGAACTTGTGGAGGACTATCAGTTGTATATCCATAACCAGGATTTGTAATAGCAATACCAGTTATAGTTCCAGCAGCACCAATTGTAACTGATGCAAAAGCAGTTGTGGTCGTACCAATACCAACACCACCCATCATAGTATTACCAATACTTACCGTTGCAGTACTATATCCAGCACCACCATCAGATATTACAACAGAAGATATAGTTCCAAGACCAGAAACTACAGCAGTTGCAGCAGCACCTGTCTTATTCTCTTGACCAATGAAAGCAATCTTATCTTGGAAATTAAGACTAATACCACTTTCATTATCAGGATCAAAGAATGGTCTAATATTATCTACATAAATTTCAGTTGATCCAATTCCAACGGTCTTAATAACATAAGCAGCAGGGTAAATGGTTGGTTCATAAATTTCTCTATCCTTACCAACTTCTTTATCATTAATAATTCTATCTTCAGTTTGACGAACCCAAACAACAGGTCTTAAAAGGGCTTCATCTTGAGTATTACCAGGACCAAAGTATGGAGTTGTAGTAATAGTATCCGTAGAATCAACTCTTGCCGTTTCTCTTTCTTCTTCTTGCATATAACTAAATTGACCCTCAATACCAGGATCCCATCCAATAATAATATCGTCACCTGGTTTAACTGTCTCAAGTACTTCTACATCATTAACATCAACAGTAGCAGTTCCTTTATAGAACATAATTTTACAAGTATCACCTTCTTTAGGTGCTTCTGTAAATCTTAATAAACTTCCTCCATTAAACTCATATGCTTTACCTGGAATTTGAAGTATATCATTTACAAATATAAGGAGACAATCTTGTACATTAATCTTAGATCCTTTAGCAGATAATATTGAAAGAACAGCACCATTTTTCTTTAATTGGAATGTAGTAGTACTATTATCAAATAAATCTTCTATCTTATCAATCATATCTAATTCACCAAAGTTCCATGCAGTCATTGCATCATTAAATACTTTATCAATTGTAAGTTGGAACTCTTTAGATCCAAAATCAGCAGTTGTTGGAATACCAGTATATCCACCAACAGGTACAGTTAGAATTTCACCATTACCATATCCATAACCAAGATTCTTAAGTGTATATGAAATTACACTAGATCCTTGCCCAACAACAACATCAATAGTTGCAGTTGATCCTACTCCAGATACTGATTCAGAACTATAGATCAATGGCATATTTGAGTAAGAAAGTGGTGCCTCAATCTTTATAAGAGGAGGACTTGATTGACTGTATAATGCCAATGTACCAATTCCACTAACTGAACTAATACCTGTAATATAACCATTATTGATTATTGCAGTAGCAATACCAGTAAAGTAAGTTGCATCTAAACCTTGTGAACTAATTCCAACATTTACTGTTTGAATTCCTGTTCTATATCCAGAACCACTATTACCAATACTAATAGATGCAATTGTTCCACCAGAAGAAACGACTGCAGTTGCACCAGCAGAAATCAATGGTTGATATCCAAATCCTTCAGTAGAACCTACAGAAACTACAATACCACCAACTGGGAATGTTGATATACCTATATCATTCTTAATTGTCCTTGCATTTCCTACAAAGGAAATAGTAGTAATTCCAGAAGAATCCTCAACTGTATAATCATAGGTTTCTCCTCTTCCCTGAACTACACTGTTAATTAGAATTAAACCACCTGTAGATATTCCTGCAAAATTTGATCCATTTACTTTTAAATCAAAGTTATTTCTAATACCATTAAATTCATTAGAAATATTATCAATGATGTAATTTGAATAATATGCTTCATTCGTTCCACCAGTAATTCCAGAACGCATAAACATCCTACCTTGGAAACTATATCCAGTAGAAATACCAGTCCAATCTCTATCATCTGGATAATTAGTATCACTGCTCATTGGAGTATTTCCAACTGGAGCATCAACAAAGTTTAAAGTGTTCTGAACAATATTGTAAGCACCATCAACCTTAGTTACAACAGTATCAGTAGAATATCCTGCAAGAGGTGTTCCCATCCATCCTCTATCAACTCTAATACCATTAGATACACCAACACCAATTTCTGTAATTTGTACAATTTCACCAGTAGTACCAGCACCAAGTCTAACTAAATCTTCAGCAAAGAATGAAGTAATTCCACTGAAGTAGAAAATATCATCAGTAGTAAATACAATATTAGAAAGATGAGAAGTAACTGCTGTTGCAACAACTGGTGACTGAATAACATTATCAAGAGCTAAAACAACTTTAGAGTTCTGATTAGTTGATATAAACCTATGAGATGAACCAATACCAACACTAGTAATGTTTAATGCTTCTGGTATTACTTTAAGAGCATTTTCAGCACTAGATGCTAACTTAATAGTATCCTCATTAATCTTAATTACATATACCTCACCAGGTACCTTAGTAGTCGTACCAATCCCTACAAAGGATGTAGAAGCGATTCCAATTGCCTGTGTAGCACCTATACCAGCATGAATGTACTCAACCTTCTCACCACTAACAAAGAAGTGATTTGGTAGGGTTATAGTACTTGATCCTACACTTACAACAGTAGAAGCATTACCAACAAAGTCTCTATTAAAGATTTCCTCATTATTATGAGTTAATGGGAAATCTCTCTTAATATCATTAAGAGTACCTCTGTAAGTACCATTATTTGTTTCAATAGTACCGTTATTAAACTCAATAGTATCTTTATCATCATCCTGAATCTTCAATGCATTCATATAAGTATTAACTTGACATCCAATATTTGCATTCGGTGTAAATGTAATTTCACAGTAAGAAACACCACCTTGATTCTTTTGTAATCTACTTCCAATAGTACCCAATCCTGAAAGAGTTTCTATATTTGCCCATTCAGTATCATAGGCAGTTCCTATTCCACTTTCTTCACTATAATCTTCTAAAACAAAGAATTCTGATAATTGATGTTCATTATTTGTAGTATCAGTAGCTTGGACTAAAACATAAGCACCATCATAACCATCAGTCTCAGGGTTAAATTGAGTTGGGAAACTTGCGATACCAACAGGAATAGGAGATCCAGAAGAAGCAATTGTATTTGCTCTTGCTTCAAGAAGAGCATGTTTCATACTAACAGTTCCAATTCCAGTAGTAGTATTTCCAATTGCTACTTGCATAGTATTAACTATACAAGTGGTTCCAATTCCAGCATTTGGATGGAAATCAAGTTTAACGGTACCACTTTGAATATAAGCAGAATATGTTCCAAATCCTTGAGCAACATTTGCTGAATTAGTAACCATTTCACCATATTCTAAAATATCCACCTCACTCCCGTCATGAAGTAAATTAATTTCTTCAAATTCCCAATCTTCACTATTAATAGTCTCTCCATCTCCACCAGCATCGGGTGTTACACTAACTAAAATCTTAGCAGAACGATATGTTGTACCAAAACCTACAACTGTAGTTTGTGTTGTTGCAGCTGAAACTTTTGTACTAGTAGAATCAATATAAACACACCCAAGACTTGTGGTACCTATACCAAGATAATTATCATCTAAATTATATGCTAAAGTGGTAACATAATAATCATTCTTCTTAAATCTTGTTGGGTAGAATAATACTTGACCTTCTGTACCAGAAATTTGGAAATCAAATGTACCTAAATCATAAACATTATCAATCTTTGCATATTGGTTAATATAACCAAAAGTACCATCATGCATAAGATCAACTATCATTAATTGTCTTTGTCCCGTATATCTTTGGTCTTTAATTAATGCAAAATATTTCTTTGCTCTATGTTCAGATAATGTAAATGTATCAACTATACTATAAACTGTTGCTCTAGGATTACTATTAAATGTACCACTCATATCATCTATAGTAAGAACCCTATTACTTTGAGATTCTGCATAATCACTAAGAATTCTATTTTCAAATATTACTTCATCTGATATAAGTCCAGCAGAACCATTTCTAGAATTTTCTTTAACTAAATCAAAGTCTGATACAGAATGCATACTAACAGAAGAAAATAAATCATGAACTGCATTAACAGAGGTTACTTCGGTAGATAATCCTACAGTTAATTCCCCTTCATCAACTTGAGATTCTATTTGAAGATCAGAGAATTTTCTAAACCCTAAAGTATGATTTAAAGTACTAACTGGATTCTTCCAAGTATCATAATCAATTTTAGATTTTACGGAATATGAGAAATTTTGATAATAAAGACTATCTTCTATTTTCTGTAAAGAATAATTTAATACTCCAGAATCTGTTTCCCAACCGTGGAATCTCTTACTAAAAGCACCATAATTTAAATCTGCGGGATAAGTTTCTATGCTATTAGCACGTCCATGAACATGAGATGCACTTCCAAGAATAACCTTATCTTTTTGGAATTTATCAATAGTGGATATCTTCAATAATCCAACTTTTCTATCCCATCTATCAACCATACCACTTATTGGTTCTCCAAATTGATTAGTTGATGTTACTTCTTCTCCTTGGAAATAATCAGCAGGTTTAACCGAAATATTAAAGATAGGGAAATGTTTCTGAGGAACAACTCTTCCTGCAGAACTAGGTCCATCATAAACTCCAGGAGTTTCTCCATCATCTAATTGTTCTAAAAGACTATATGCAATAGTTCCAATTCCTCCAATATTTTCATCAACTGCATTTACAGTAAATAGTTTAAAATTATAATCTGCTGAATTGTATCCAGTTCCAGTAGAACCTAATCCTACACTTACATTCTCAACTATAATTTTATCACCTAATGCAAAGGGGAAAGTTCCTGAAGTAGTAAATCCTACAGATAAAGTAAGAGTTACATCTTTAGTTGTACTATTAAATCCAACTGTAGAAATTCCTACACCATTAGTATTTTCTGTAGGAATAATATAAGGAGTAACATTATGAATACCAGTAACATTTTCTAAAATAGTTACTTTTTGTTCTTTAAGATTATACTTAGCTCTAAATTCATCATGGTACTTTTCTGTTTTACCATCAAAAATACGTAAATTTGGTGGACTAGAATATCCTCTTCCTGCAGATGCAATTCCAACACTCTCAACACGAGCAAATTCTTTTATTGATACTATTAGAGGTAATGCAACACTAGGTTCTAGTGTTGGGTCAGAGGGGAAATTGAATCCCATATTTCTAATTTCAGACTTAGTAATTTTACCAATACTTTGACTAGATGCTTCTGCTATACAATACTTACCATCTGCAGATGTAACAGTACTTACACCAGGAATAGAGTAATAATTACCTCCACCATCAGTAACCTCAAATGCATTTACTGCGCCCATTGCACCTGATGCATTTGTTGTATAAGATAAAACAGAAGTAGTACCAGCATAGGATACTTTTTCTGGATTATCTGCTACAGTATATGTAAATGTATTTGTAGAACCAACACCAACACGAACACCATATTGTCCATCATAAACACTATCAAATCTATTAATTTCATGATTATTAAGAATATCCTTATCTACATCAATTTCTTCTTTCTCTGGTGGAAGATCATTTTCGAATACAGGAACCAATCTATAATAAAGAGTTTCTGGTAAATACTTATCAACCGTCAATTCTAATTTAGCATCAGCATCTATACCAACTCTTCCTGATTTCTTAACTTGAAATTCTTCAGTACTAGGATTTTTATTCCATTCTTTTACACAAGCACTATCCGCATATAATTGGAAATCAAATGCAGGATAAGATATTGATCCTTTACTATACGCTAAAGATGAATCTGAAAGATCAAAAGAAAGAACAGAATCTTTATATACCTTTATTGGTGGATTTACTGGATTAATAGTACCTGCAGAAGCACTTGTTCCTATTCCAACAACAATAGGCTTAAATCTAGTGGCATTATAATAAGTATTACATAATTTAAAGTTGTTATTATCAATTGGGACTGTATAGTAAACTCCATTATCAGTTAATCCATATGTAGGAGTGGTTGCAGTATGAATAATTTTCTGACCTAGAGCAAATCCATGATCAGTTATGGTAATAGTATTAGTAGAAGAAGTTATTCCAGATGCAGTAAAGGATTTGGCATCTAAAGTAAGTTTTCTATTATAATCATTATATTTTACAGTAACAATTCCAGTATTAGCAGGATTAACCTCAACAATTACATTATCATCTATTACTAATCCATGTGTACCTGCAGTAGATACCGTTACCAGATTTCTTCTAACTTCACAAGTAATAGGAGTAAAATTAGTATTAAAACTATGATAAGTTCCTGTTCCTATTCCAGTAAAGAATAGAGTAGAAGAATGTTTTTGTGTACTTGCAATACCAACCCAATTCCCTGCTTCATTAATAAAGAGTTTGCATGTAGAAATTCCAAGTAAATCTTTAGATATTCTATTAGCATAAACGGTCTCACCATTAGTTAATGTAGTACCAGTACCTGCCCATATTTCGAATGCAGGACTAGCACCAGTTGCTATAGTATCACCAAATACACTAATACCAGCACCAACTACAGTAGAAGCAGCAGATACCTGAGACTTACAACATAAGAGTTTTACCTTAGCAACAGTTGCTGCCTGACTACTAGTGGTTGTTGGTAATACTGGTGGTGTAAATGCAGATGTGTAAACTGCCTCTCCAACTGTATATCTAAGATTAGAAAGTTTTCCTCTAAAATACCTATCCTGCGATGCAGCAGTCTTATGAGCACCTATATGAACTACAGTTCCTGTATGTGTTCTTGTACCACTTAGAGTACCACTTGCCTCTACTACACCATTAATAAAGATCTTTCCAGCAGTACCAGATAAACTTACCGCAACGTGAGTCCATTGTCCTACAGGAACAAGACTTGCTCCAGTTGTGATATCAAGTAAGTCACCGCCATTATCTGCTTCTACTAAAAGTCTTATATCACCAGGATTAGTAGATCCCAAAGTCAATCCTATATTAGAAGCACTACCAACAGATAAATTAAATATTTGACTTAAATTAGCCCATTGTGGAAATACCCATGCTTCTACAGTAAAATTAGTACTTCCATTTATAGAGTAACTACTTTCAGTACTAGTCATATAATCATCATATCCATCAAAATAGACAGATCCTTGTATTTCAGTTGTTGTAGCAGCAGCAACTATACCATCACCATCACCAGGAGAATATGTTAATTGATCATCCTGTTCATATCCATGATTCTCAATGTATAATGATCTAGTTGGGATAAAGGCGTATGTTATACCAAGTCCCGCTTTAGTATCATCAAAATAAACAGTTGATCCTATACCAACTCCGACACTAGTTCCTACTCCAACGTGATATGTTGGATCAAAATAAAGTTGCTTATTTACTTTACCTTCTGTTGTTGATTTAAATCCAGCATTAATAATTAATTTCCTTGGATCATCATAAATGGGAGTACTTGTTGTATGAGAGATACCTACTGTACCATCAACTGCTCTCATTACTCTAATTCTAGATGTTTGTGGATCTACATTTAATACTTTAATTCTTTCAGTACCAATTCCAAGAATATCATTTTCTCTAATAGTAGGATATGAAAGATCTCCACTTATTCTAAAATGAGTAACTATTCCAGTTGCTCCAGTAGATCCTACTCCAACAGTGCTAGTTCCTATACCAACTAATCTAAAGTGACTAGTAGGAATTCCTACCTCATAAGATCCTTCAATTAAAGAAGATGTAGTAGAAAATCCAGTAAGTGTAACTGTATCTTTAACATCAAAGTTATGAGGATTCTCTGCCCAAAGAATATATCTACCATCAGTTGTATTTGCGGGATAAACTTCAACACCACTAATACTACTTTTTGCAACACTTACATTATCAATAACAGCACCCTCAAGCGTTGCAACTCTAGCTTTTGCTCCTGCATTAGGATCCATTTCTAAAGCTAATACACCAACAACATTTGTGAGTCTTGAACCCTGTCTAACTGCTGCAGTATCAGCATTATCAAATACTACTTCATCATTAACTCTATAATTTCTTCCACCACTACTAACACCAACATAATCAACTACACCTCTACTAGTAGAAAGAATATCAATTTTTTGAGATAATTTATTTGGTATATAAGCATACTTATATGTAAGATTTTCTTCGATTAAATTATAAGGTTCTGTATTTCTAAACCAATTACCTTCACTAAAATCAAAAGCATCTTGACTTGAATCTTTATCAAGATTAAATTTATTAGGTATTGAATGATAAGCATCACCAATCAAATATGGAAATTTTGGTTCTCTATATTCTAAGAAAGGACCAGCAGATGCTGCAGCAGTATCCACTGTTGCAAAATAAGCATAAGTTCCATCTGGATATTCTGGAGTAATACAAAATCTTCCATTATTTTCATCAAGAACAGAATCATCACTTACTGGTGTATAAGTATAATCCTCAATAAAGAATCCTTCAGGGAAAAATACTGTAGAAGGTCTATCTTTCTTGAGATTCAATTTATACCCAGATTTCATCTGAGTAACTACACCACCTCTTCTATCCGCATATCCATATGGACCATAAATTGGGTTTCCATCATATGCCCATCCAATGATAGGAGAATGACCCGTAGAGGATACTTCAGACCCATTCTTCTTGGTTAAATCCTTTTGACCATATAATTTATTACCATCTTGATCAGTTGCATATATTGATTCTCTAAGTACTCTAGGAGCATATAAATGAGTATACTGAAGTCCTCTACCTTCCCATCCCTCAGTCATAAACCCATCATCTAAGGTAAACTGATTAAAGTGCTTTCCTACTAAATTTACACGCCAGTTTTGAAGAGACGCTTTAAGCTCACAACCTCCTCCAGGTGATACAGAAAAAGCAACTGTATTTTGCTGACTATATTCAGTACCACCACTTAAAACTTTAACTTCTATAACTTGACCTTCACTAATAATTGGTACAACTACTGCTCCACGACCAGAACCTGCACGATCTTGTACTAGAATATCAGGGGGAGAAATATAATTATTACCTCTATTAATTACTATAACCTCAGTAAGAGCACCATCAATAACTTCACATGCTAATTGGCATCTATCTCCAAAAGAAAGTCCTAAAGAAGGTTGTCTAACATTATCCATTATGGTAGAGGATCCATATCCAATACCATTTGTCTTCATATGTACTCCCTGAACAGAACCTCTAAAGATTGGTTGGAGTTTAGCCTGAAAATCAACGGTAGATACACCAACACGTTCTACAGTTGATATTCCAACTAATCCTGATATAGAAACATTAATACTAGGATAATTAAAGCAATGATATCCAGAACCAACGGATTCTAAATCAATAAATTGTTGAGTATCATAATAAATTGTTTTATCAATAGTTGCTATACCTACTTGAGATAATTTAAAGTTATTATCATCAATTACAGTTACATAATAATCAGTACTACTACTAAGACCTGCAATTACTTGAGAAAATGTTCCAACTCCAGAAAGACGATTATCAACATATGGATTTTCTGTCGTATAATTTACAATTTCACCAGATTTATATCCATGATTGTTAATGGTAATAAGATTTGCAGAAGTATCAATTCCTGCTGTTGTTGTAGTTCTCTTTTTATATGCATACCCACTTCCTGAATTGACAATATTGACAGAATCTAAAACAAGTTTCTGATGTACTGTTTCTAAACTTTGCCTTCCTACTCCATAATCAGTTATAACCATAGTATTAATTCCTACAATAGCATCTCCTTGTGTAGGCATTAATTTAATTAAAAATTCATCAACAACATGGACATAATATAATGAATTAGTAGAAAGACCAACTAATCCATCTTGCCCTCCAGTTCTATAATATACTGGTTCATTATTTCTAAATTTATGGAAAGTTGTAAACCCAATTATTGATTGAGTAGCACCAATACCAATATCATTCACACTTTGTGCATTAAAAGTTGGATTATGATCAACCAACTTCATATTTGGACGAGCAGTTGCTCCATCACCATTACCACCAGTAATTGTTATAGTAGGAGTTTGTCTATAATCAAATCCAGTATCTTTAACTTGAATACTCTTTAAATTTCCAACTATATCAACATTTCCTGTTGCTCCAATTCCCGTATTATCACCAATACTTAAAAGAGGAGGATTCATAACATCATAATCATCTCCTGGTGCTAATACTTCAAGTTCTTCTATTTTTCCAGAATATACAACCTGCTTTCCTTTATAGTTTTGTACCTCAACACCATTAATTAAAATTCCAGTACGACCAGGTCTAGTTTTGGTTATAGTCGAATCTGTTACTGGTTGATGAATAGATCTTAAAATTCTTTGCGATTCTAATGTTTTTTTGTTAAACTTATAAGGTTCAATTTTATTATCTTTAACAGTTACAGTATTTGCAAGCTCAATAAAATTACCATTCGAAATATCTGTTAAACTCTTAGCAAGTCTTATTGTTTGGGCATCTAATCTCTTTATAAAGTATAAACCTTCATCCCACAAATAAGTATAAGTTACAACTCTTTTCTTAGTATCACCAAAAGAGTCAACATAAGTCTCTTCTACCTTTTCTGGAGTATAATAAACAGCATCTCCTGTATAAAAACCATGATCTTTAGTGGTTGTAATTTGCCATGCACCACCTGCAGTAAATTGCCCATTAAGATGAATAGTTTGATCAGAAACGTTAAGTGGTTGTGAATTATATGTTGGTATAGAAGGAGATGCAACTAAAAAGTCATTTCCTTGCTTATAAGTATTTTGTACGTTTGTAATAAATCTAGAAGACTCTGGATAGGTGTTTGATATTGATTTTAGGAGTTTTCTATTAACAGTGTAACTATCAGTAGTAGTAAGATCTCCTTGACCCTTAACAATAAAGGATTTTGTTGATTTAATCTCACTTATGATAGAAATTGGTTTTTCTATCTTATCAGTACCAGTAAGTGCTACATTATCACCCACTCTAAATGAATGTACCGTTTCTAAAGTAACAAGATAGGTTTTATCTGAAGAATCAATCAATTCTATACTTTTAACATTATACTGAGATGCAACGTTATAAAACCAAGCACGACCCTTAAAAGTATTATCTTTAACACCTAAAGTTTTAATTTCTGCAACATCATTATGAGAGTAATATCTATTACTTGCACCAAAAGCAAAATCATTCAATACAGAAGTTACTCTTACTTTAACAGTGCTTCCATCACCAGTATTAGAAGCAGCATAGCAATAAGTGTTTATTCCAACGTCTTCAGAATCTTCAATAATACCAGTTACATTTGTGCAATCAAAAAATTGATTTAAATTCTTTGAGGAATAAGAAACAATTCCTGATGTAGTATCATTATAAACTACAGATAATTCACCTGAATATGGAAATCCAACAGTTGAATCTACATCAAATATAGTAGCACCTACAGAGACACCACCAATTAATCTAGTTTTTGGATGAACAACAAATTCACCATAAGTTGCTCCCTGTACTCTAGAATCTCTATTATATCCCGCATCTAAACTAATTTTATAATATGTCTTTGCTATTCCAGTAATACCAGGACTAATAACCTCTACATTAGTAATAGGTGCATATGCCTTCTCAATGAATGTTGGATCACCATACTTATCTTGGAATAATGTTGCATTTTCCAATTCCATTGGATTTCCTTCAACACCCTCAACACAAAAATCATTTGTGATTAAATAATGTGCATTAGATGGAGTAAAGAGAAATTCTCTTGGTCTTATAATTTCTACAGGTTCATTATATAAAGCTTTAAATAAAATCTCAAAAGCACCGTCCGTTCCCTTACTTCTATAAAAATCTGTCGCATTTTTAATAAAAATATTATGATTTATATCTTTATGTAATTTTCTTTCTTCAAATCCTGGTAAAAGTTGATGTTTTGTCTTTACTAAAAAATCTTTAAGAAAAAGATTGCTTAAATTTTCTATCTTAGTTCCTTTTTCATGCTTATCAGCAATTGTAGAGTCAAAAACTAGTTGATCTGGACGATCTGCTGCTCTATATGAAGAAATTCCACTAAATCCTCTAACACAATCTTTAAAATTAGAAGAATCCTTTGATTTATATGTAATTATCTCATCATCAATCTTTAATAGACCATAAGCATCAGGAAAACCTTCAGTTCCTGCAGGATAATTAGATAAATCTACAGAAATTGTATTAGCAGCAAAATTAATATCAGAACCCAATCCAACATGTTCTGTTAAATTAGTTAAATTATCAATTTTTGTATAATCATCAATATTTTGAATCAAGTCAACAGGAGCACCCTGAAATTCTTGCGAAACATAGTAACTTTTAAGAAAATCCGAAACTAAAGGAAATTCTGTCTGTACATATGTTGGAAGTTGATTCTCAACTATGTTCTGAAAGTGAACTCTTTTTTCTGCCATTTTATACTCTTACTAATGCTCCGTTCATGTAACTTGAGCTAACAATATAATTAGATCCTGAAGGATCAAGTCCAGAAGATATTTCATCCACGATTGGATCAAATATACTACCTCCTATATCTAGTTGCAAATACAAATCCTGTAATCCAATAACATCATTTGATCTAGGAGGTACTGATAACTCAATAATAGATTGACCATCTTTTATTTTTCCAGATCTGATAGTAATTGGGTTTAATGTAATTATTCCAGATTGGTAATTAATAGTACCAACATTTCTCCTTACAATTGTAGGACTTACTGAATTTACACTAGGTACAGTAAATAAGAAAAGAGATCCAGTTACTCTAGTTCTATTAGGAATGTCTGAAATATATACAGGTTGAGTAATACCATCAATAGTAAATCCTGTAGACTTAATATTAAATCCACTCATACTCTTAATATGGAATTGATTACCAAATCCAATAGAATATTCAGAAATCTTATTTAATACAACTCTCAAGTCCCTTCTCATAGTTACTGTTGTAATATTTGAAGTAATCGCATCATGACTTTGATCAACTATACCTAAAAACTTACTATACTTAAATCTCGCTCCATATCTATTTAACTCAGTTGATTCAGCGTACTTATTTGCATTATTTTCAACTATAGAAGTTACAGAAGCACCAGTTTGGGCAAGATTTGAGTTATAATAGATTTTTGAGGTAATTTCAAGATAAAGATACTTAAGATCTAAGATTTCTGGAACAATTCCTGCTACAGCATACTTCTTTAACTTCAATCTGATGTTTTCTTTAATAAGATTGGGTAAAAAATCACCAGTTCTTGGTTTTATGCTAATAAACACCTTTCCATATTGAGGAGGATTTAATTCTTCACCTCCAAAAACGGAAATTGACTCAGTTTCGGGATAAATTTTCGCTGGAATCAATGATTCGTAGTCTGCAGCAGAAACTGCTCTATTTTGTGATGCATATATCCTTGGAGCAAACTTTCTAATCGACTCAACAGACTCAATATTCTCTCCACCAGTGGAAAATGAATTAGTTGTTACCAAAGAGATGCCAGAAGTCACTTTATAGGTGATTGCATTCCTTTCATAGATTAAATTTCCCGCAAAAGTCATCTGAGCAACGCCATTTCCTGTATCACCGTTAGAAACAATGTAATCTATATCAACAAAATTGCCTTCTTCAAGTGGTTTTCCAAAAACACCGTCTCCAAAAAAGATTTGATACCTTTCAGATTCTATTTCTTGCAAATAATAGATTTTTGATTCTCCATGAACATCAAAAAGACTATTTTGAGCAGAATATTTTGTTTTTGCCGTTGCTTGTTCGTTACTTTTAACATTTACAGCAATTAAATCAGTATCAATACCAATATTTTGCAAAATAAACTTCTGAGTTGGATTTCGAGTGCTATAAGTGAAGTTAGTATTTAAAAGAGTACCCTCATATATCTGAATATCAGTAAAATTAGCAACATTATTGTAAACTGGGACAGAAATATCTTCTAAAATTGAAAAAACATAAGATTGATTACCAAAAGCACCTGCAGTGGTAGCTACAGCACCTTTTTTAAGGGTTATAACAGAAGGTTGGGGTACAATATTACTTGTATTAATGAAAAAACTGATAGATGAACGTGATGCTTTCCTTGAGCGAGGTAAATATCCAATATTTCTTGCTAAAGATACTATATTTTCCCTTAAACTTGCACTATCGATGAATACCTCATTACTAACCATGTTAGCATTGTATGAAGTTATGTAAGTATTGTATGCCAACAGGTCAATAACAGTCGAAAGATTAGATCCTTCGAAGTCATAATCCGTAAAATTTGCATTTGTCTGAAGATAATCCTTCAGAGTTGTCTTTATCTGGTCAAAATCCAGATTTGAGAAATTAACTAGTGGCATTTTATTACCTGTTTGATTCTAAAACGAATTCTAATTGCTGTGGAGGAACATCTGTCCCAATAATTGTATATACAATGATGACATCAAAGGTATTATTATCATAATCAGGGAATGCTTTTACACCTTCACCTATCAATTCTACTCTTGGTTCATATCTAGTGATTGATGAAGTAATTTCATCGACAATAATATTCGCAGTAACATCATTTATATTCTCAAATAAACTTGCTGTAATCCTAGAACCAAAATCTTCATTAAACCATTTTTCTCCAGGTAGGGTAAATACTATATTTTTTATTGATCGAGCAATTGCGTTAGTATTTTTCAGCGCAATCAAGTCTTTAGACAAAGGATTTGCCTGAAAACTCATACTAAGGTCTTTAAAACCGTTATTTACCCTCTCTAAAGGCATGGAATGTGGAAGATATTACAATTATAATTTATTTATTAAGGTTTATATACTAAAATTCTGCAAGAGGTATAGAATCGATGTCATAATCTAGTCCATCTTCCTCAAAATCATCTTTTCTCTTCTCATATAGGTCATTTTGGACTTTAAAATCGTATTTCTTAGGTGTTAATTGGTCATTTGCTATTTCTCGAAGCATTTTCTTATTAGAGTTTTCCATTTTTTCGCCAAAATTAACGATACTAACATTAGTTATAATAGCACTTATACGAATATTCATAAAACGTAGTAAACAATCCTTCTAGGGGCATATAAGTGTCTCTGAAACGCAATAAAAAAGACCCTTAACGGGTCTTGTAATTATGTTTTGCCTTGTCCTCGGTATTTCTTACGAGCCGAGTTACGAGAGGTTGCCGCATACTTGGTATGTTTTCCATTTCCCTGTCGAGATTTTTTTGGGGTCGATTCAACGAACTCTGTTGCGCCCCATGATCCTTGTTTTGTTTTAACTGGCATTAAGTTGTTCCTATACGTAGTTGTTTAAATTTGTTATCTAAAGATTCCTTCGAGACACGCACCTGATATTGTACATCATCCCTACGAGACAATTCGGTGAGAATCGCTGCTTGGAGATCCCAAAGGTCTTCTGAAGTCTTATTGGGCAAATGCGAATCTGCCCATTTCTGTAGATTCTTTTCCATTAGATAACACGAGTTTTTTCGTGCCCTACACGAATACGAGGATCGCACCAAATATCCATGCCTTCCTCAATACAGTCAAGACAGAACGATACGTCTTCGCCGCACATATCTTGAACTGCACCTGATTCGAATACTTGCATCTTTGGAGCAAACCAAGGATAAGGAAGTTGTTCAAATACGCCGTGCTTAATCATAACCCAACCAAAACCTGTGTAATCTACAGTGAAAGGTTTCTTACGCTTACTGATCGATTCCACAGTCTCATGGTTCATAACTCCACCATTCTTGCGGAAGTCCTCTTCATCTAACCAATGTGCAACAGAGGTTGTCTTGCCGTCCTCAGTAGCATACCAACCAGCAGTGATCTTACGGCACTTGTCATCGTCTATAGAACCATCTTCGTTCTCTGCTTCTGCGGGACATGCAAGATCGCATAACTGCCAGAATTTGTTTGTGTCAAAGACAATATCCGAGTCAATCCATAATTGATAATCGTAGTTTAATTTCCCGTCCCAAGGAATCTGATCTTTACCACGTAATACATTTGCTCCAAGACACTTACATCTTGCAAAGTTTACCATTGATGAGTAATCCTGAGATATCTGAATACTCATCTGATTCTGAACCATGTCAAAACATAGTTGTACGAAATTCTTTAAGTAAGTATATGATACTCCTCTACCAGGTAGGCAAAAGACAATTGCTTTACCTTTCATTCTTGCTTTGATTGCATCTATATCCCATTCGTCTTTTGCTTTTGCTTTGGGACTAGCAGCTTTAACAGTAAATCCTTTTGCCATAATTTTTTAATACCTTCATTTCAATTATAGTGTATTTTATGTAGTATGTCAATAAAAAATCCCAAGGGCGGTCAATACGAATCTTCTTCCCACATGGGCGTTTTCTGAATAACTCTACCTGGTCCACCCACTCCGCACTTTGGTCCTAGTTTAATATATGACAAATCTCTTTCGGTATATTCTGTTTTGAGCAACCCTACCATAACTTGCAATAACTCCCATTTTTCTTCAAACTCATCTTCATCCAAATTACAATATAACACTCTATCTTTTGCATAGATGTGATAAGTGGTATTGTCCATGAAAAATATGGGGGGATTTTTTTATATAGAAACCTAAAAAGGTCAAAAAAAATTTCGAAGATTTTTATATATACATCTCGAATTGTCACCTCTGTAGGTTAGGGTCTCTATCCGTTTTAAGCCACGGGCATCGCAACGCCGCCGCATAACACATAAGGCGCAAATAACTGCCAATACGCATCATTTAACATTATAACATTATCACCCCTTAACTGTCAACAACTAAGGGGTAATCACTGTTATATTTGTGTTACTTATAAGGGGGTAGATTGCACCTCATAAAGATCATCTAATACCGCTAAGATTTCGGTGCCATTAGATGCACTATCTAGCAGAAAATTGGCGAAGTTAACTGATACAAACTGTGCAGGACTGTTTGACATTTTAGGTAATACGATTCTACACTATAGGTACACTTTAGAGGTCCCCCATAAGTAACAACAACTCCTCACAGATTTGACTGTCTACACTGTTACCATACGCATGGAATATCCAGTTCTTCAGTATAACTTTCTACGGTTTCATTGTCATCTAATTGTAATACTTTTCTCCAGTCAATTTGGTGCGGATTAAAGTCATTTAGTGTCTCTACTTCAAGTGTTATTCTGGTCTTCTTTTTAACTGCCTGATTGTAAAGAACTGTCATCAGATTAGGTCATAGAAAGTGTTACTATTATTATACAAATAAACCCACTATCTGTCAAGTACTGTGTGTCTGTTTGTTATTATATAAGAACCTAAACTATATGGTTCTAGTTTATACTGAACTGGTTTGGTATTAGTGCTACAAAATGTTACCGAGGGTCTTGTAATCCTCGCTCGCTCGTGTTATACTACGCTCGCTTAGATCACTACAAAAACTATCATTAATTCACCACTTATTACAACACTTAAACTATCAATTAAAAACACAATTACACAACAGTTATTAACAACTTATTCCACAACCTTTTCCCCCTTTTTATACACTTTTTACACATACTTGTGGAAAAGATATAAACAAGGCAACCCTATTTATATGACCATTTTTAATAGTTATTTAAATGATTTGTGTATTAATTGATACTAAAAAGACCCTAATTAAAGGATCTTCATTAACATTTAGTACAATAGTTTTCCACAGGTTTGTTAATAACGTGGGTCTGTAATACTGCCCCACTCAGTATTACTTTCTGTCCTTATTACCTCTATATTGTTATTACTTACTGATGTGTAATCCTCTTCTAATTGTTGACTATTACCACTCCCATATAAGCATATAATAACGAATACCCAGAAGAGTAAATTGTATCCATCTTGTATACACTTAAGCATCTAAATCATCCTCTCTAATTACACCAAATAACGAAGAATAATCACCTCTATTGTTATTAACTTGTTCTGGATATTGCTCCTCTAGATTATCATCTTCTACTGGCGGTTGATAATCTAAAATGTTACCTAACTGATCTATAATTACAGTCAGTTTGTAACTAATTTCTTCTAATAATTGTGCTTGTGTTTTCTTACTTTTAGTCATCAATCTCCTCCTCAAAAGTATCAAAATCAAATGGAAATTCTTTCAGTTTACAATCAACTAACGCACGTAACATTACATAGAATTGTTCACCACTAACCAGATTATTGTCACAGTAATCTTCACTTATGTCTTCAATTAGTTCGCATAAGTTAACTGCTTGCTCTTGTAATCTTTCGAGTTCGTTAATATTCATGGGGTGTAATTTAGAGAGGGTTGTAGTAATTACCATCCTGCAAATAACGGATGATTTCTTTATACAAACTAGGATCATGTTCTTGCATAGTTTGTATTACCTTTTCCTTACGACTTTTGGAATAAGGTGTTAATTTGTTTCTTAGATTTCCGTAACACATAGTTAGTAATTCTGTAAAGTACGATAAGGTTTATAACAATATTTACGTTGCTTTTCTTCTTCTAATTTATACTTATCTACGAGAGATTGATACTCTTTCGTATTCAGTATAGGGGGCAAATCAGGTCTGTTCATTGTTAATTATTAAAGTAAACTGGTTCGACTAAAATGTTAGTTTCTATCTCAAATATGTCTGGAGTGATACCCTCTTCCCTTGCTAATGCTTCGAGAAAAATGTTAGTAACTGACTCTAATTCATCTTCAGTTAGATACTCATAGAGGTCAATCTTCCTGTGATTGTTTTCAAATTCGTAATCAGATTGTAGTGACATGATTAATAACCTCGTTGGATTTGGGGTGAATTGTTGTTAGTTTGTAGGAAATCTGCACCTTGTCTAAGTATCTCACTCGTTGCGT